TCATTAATTACTGGCAATAAAGCCACATTGTCGAATTTTTCTTCCATGTCTATTACGATTATTAGTGTTACAATCGTGTTACAAACCAAACGGAAAAAAATTCGACAAGCAGCAAAAAAGTTATCTAACGATGCAATTTTCTTTTAATTTCAACATCTGCCTGATGAACCATATTCGCATACACACCTGCAGTAATGATTCTTGTGTCAATATTCATTTTGAAATAAGTCATAAGAAACGCTATCTCCCTGTCAAATGATGCACGTACATCATCAGGAGTATTTTTCTTTCTATCAGCAGAAGAAGTATCTTCAATCCTCTTTCTCATGTACTCCGCTTCTGCAATCATACGGTCTATTCTTGAAGGAATCTTTTCACGCTCAATACCAGTAATTCCCATTTCTGACAGAAGTCCAACAACATCATCTACAGCGTTTATGCCAATAAGCGCCTTCAATATCTTTGCAATAGTAATCCTGTACTTAATCTTTATTTTCTCTTCCTTTTCTAAAATTGCAGATTCTATTCCGGAAGGATTTACTATGCTCTGATACTGATATATCAATTCTGAAGCCACATTTTCCAGCATGGAATGATTATCACCTTCCTCCATAAGAACTTCTCTGTTTCCACAAAGAAGTTCAATAAAATCAAACATACTCAACCTGCTTAATGTAGTTATCATAATCTTGTACTTTTATAATGTTCATAATTAGAGTTGTATGCTTCCTTATGTATTATCTTCATTATCTTCCTGAGTTCTACACGCATTCCTTTCATCTCACGAGATAGTTCAGAATAATCATTTACAACAACAGGACTACTTATTCCTGAATCATATATAGGATTCATTCTTACATTCCCAACGAATTCATTTATATCAGGAAACACCTCAGCACCTTTCGGTAAATCTACCACGGTAGGAACATCTGGAGTTACCCATGACTTACCACCATACACAACAACCTCATGCTTTCCACCATCACCAACGATAGCCAATCCTCCAATATGTCCACCGTTCTTAGTACCTTCCTTGTATGCAGGAATTGGTGTTGCTGCGATAGTAGCAACCTGCACAGCACCCATTGCGGCAACAACGGCAGCCATTACGGCACCAAGAACAGGACCTAACTGCCATGCTTCCATTATACCACGTGCCGTTGCAATTCCAGTCTGTGCTATCTGTACAGCTTTATCCCACTTAGCCTGTTTCTGCTGCAACTGTACTTTCTTCTTCTCAAGTTCCTCATTCTTTCTTGATGTTTCAGCTTCAGCAGCTCTTTTACGAACCTCTGCTTCCTCCTCAGATATTGCTCCACTTTCGGCAAGTGCTTCAATCCTTTCAACATCAGCATTGTACGCTTCCTCATTTGCCTCCTGTTCATCCTCAATCTTTTCAATATCACGCTCATATAATGTCGACATAAGATTACCGATTGCACCAATGGCATCAGACGCAACATCCATCCATCGCTGAGCATTCTTCATTCTTTTCTTATACGAGTCTTCTTCCTCATCCTGAACCCTCTTGATTGCAGCAATCTCGGCATCAGCTTCAGCATTTGCCAAATCAGCCTTTGCTTTCTGAAGCTGCTCGGCAAGTTTTTCTCTGTCGTCCTGGCTCAGATTTTCAACAGAAATCTGTTCCTCCAACGAGTCAACAGCAGCCTTAGCGGTATCAATAGAATACCGTTCTGTTATATCAGCCTTCTTTTTCTCATATTCCTCATCCGAAATAAGTTTCTTGGCATGCAGCTTTTCCAACTCTTTCAGGTCGGAATTATATTGTGCATTCCTTACAACCTGTTCGGCTGCGGCAGATTTAGAAATCTCATCAACATAATCAGCAGCATATTCCTCATAAATCTTACGCTTTTCATTGATGTATTTCTTTTCGATGAGGCTCACGTCGGCACCATTACTTTCAGCAGCCTTCATTTCTTCTTCCTTCTGCTTATCAAGTATATCAAGACGAACGGACATTTCTTCCTCACTACCTTCCTCAACGGAAGCAAGACGATTCTGAAGGTCAATACTTGCACGATTCTTTTCATACTCCTCAGAAGCCTTCGCCAATTCGTTGTTCATTTCTTGAAGTAACGATTTTCTCAATGCCATTTCTGCGGATGAATTACCTTTTACGGCATCAATCTTCTGCTGGTAACCATAGCGGATTGTGGCCAGTTCCTTATCAAGTCCTTCTTCCATCAAGGCAATACGTGACTCCTGCAATGATTTTTCGGCTTCAAGGCGTGATGATTTTTCATCTGCGGTCTCTGACACTGCACTTCTTTTTGCTCCTGGCATCTGATAACTTTCTACAAGAGAAATCTGTCTGTTCATGTTGGAGTAATTCCTCTCTGCAGACATCCTTTCACCCCATGAGCTTCTAATGTCAGAATTTATCGCTGAATTAGTCCGGTCAATTCCAAACATCTGTTTCCACAGACTTGCGTTTTGATATTCGTCATAGTATTTTTTATTGATATTGACAGCTTCCTCCAAATTTTGCTTTTCATATTTCAAAGACCTTCTCATCGTATCAAGCCGTTCTTCCTTAGCCTTTTTAAATGCTTCTTCCTCTGACATTCCCTGCTTGACATACTGTTCTCTTGCCTTATTGATTTCCTCATATTGTTTAATTACGTCAGTCTCTGCATACCTTTCTCCTTCAGCCCTGGCCTGCTTTTCTTCTCTCTCAGAAAGCTCCTCAACGCTCTCAATCCCACGACGAACAAATGAAAGCAAATCTGCAGTCATTGACGCAATAGAACTCTTTATTTTTGCAGACATCGTTTCGAATGATCCTCCAGTCGCATCAAACAATAGTGCCAACTCCTTAGAAAGCAACTTTTGGCTCTCAATCATATCTTCCTGTGCTTTCCCTAATTCACCTGTTTCTGCCTTAACATCTCCGAGGTTAGTCTTAATATCCTTCAATGTGCGTATATACTGCAGTCCGGCATCTTCACCCGGACCACCGAAGATGTCAGCCAATGCAGTACCGACAACAGACGCACTATCGGGCAACTCATTCAGCCGCTCAGATACCATCTGAATAATGTCAAATGTTGTTTTCTGGCCGGACTTCAACTGTTCCTGAACCTCATCAGCCGAAATGCCGATTCCTTCAAGTGCCGCTGCGGTAGCTGTTGTCATTTCACGGATACGAAGATTACCTTCCTTGATAACGTCCACACCCTTATCAGAATAGATACCAGACTTAGCAGCCTGGGCAGTAATAGCAATGAATGTTTCAGCACTGATACCGGCTTCCTTGAAATATGCAGGATACTCCCTCAGCGTGTCCAGAAACTCACCGTTTGCATCGGCACCTGCAATGAATCCATCCTGAATTAGTTTCAGGGATTCTTCAGCGGAGATACCAAACTGCTTAGAGACAGCATTTGCACCAATCAATACCTCCTTGAAATCCTTACCGTAGAAGTCTGCAATAGCCTGCACTTCCGTGCGGTAAGCCTTCAAGTCCTCTCCTGACTTCTCAGTGAACTGCTGTGTAAGACGTGTTGCTTCTGTTAGTCCATTATTGTAGTTCACCCACCATCCTATCCCGGCACCGGCAGCCCCAACAGCTCCAAGACCAAGAAGCCACTTGTTCTGGAATATCTTGCCAAACCCGGACAAACCTTCAAGCACACTTCCTGCATTACCAAGAGATTGAAGGGAGTCGCCAAAACTGCCTGATATAATTCCGAAGCTACCCATGGAATCATTCAGATGGTTAAGTTCCATCCAGGCTGCTTTAACTTCTTCCTTATAGCTACCGATAGTCATCTTCTGCTGCGTGTAACGGTCACTGTTACGCTTTATGTAATCAGTATTTACACCGATTGTAGAATTCAACTTTCCGAGCGTATTTCTGTAATCCTCGTCGGTATCTTTCAACATATTAGACGCTTTACGAAGTCGCTTGTTCACTTCTATAGCTTCTTCTTTACTATGCACCTCCTTGTCTGCCAACTCCAAAGATTCCTTGATGAAACGGATTCGCTCCTCTTCGGTCATGGCAGCAGCCTTTCTGGTAGTGTTCGCAGATTTCTGGGCCTTATTCATTGCTTCCTCAGCCTTTGCAGCCTGCTGCATTGCCTTGGATGCTTCTGCTGATGCCTTTGACAATTCCTTTACCTCTTTTGTACTCAGCTTTTCTGCATCTGCCTTCTCCTTGATTTTCTTCATCAGTTGTTCAGCGACCTCTGCTTGACGACTGAATGCATCAGTAAGTTTTTCAGATGCGGAAGATACGTTCTTAGCCTGAGTATTATATATGGCCTGCAACTTGTCAATATCTCCCTTTACCTTGACGTCAACAGTAAGTCCCTTGATAAGTTCCGATGCAGCATCCTTGTAATCCTGCCTTACATCTGATATTGTACTCCTAAGTTCCTGCAACTTCTTCAATGATTCCTCATCGACGAAATCCTTCAATTTCAAATTTCCCATCACAAGTAATGTTTATATTCAACAATAACGCCATCCACCTTGGTACCTTCCTTATCGAACGAGTAGGTACCGTCACTCTTCCTGTACACAACGTACACACATCCGTCCAGCATGGCAGCTTTTTTTGCAAGCATGGCCACACGCTCATAGTCAGACATGATTTTCTTATTCTCGCAACCGCATCCCATCATTTATACCCACATTGTTTGAAAAAACGTTTCAAAAAAGGCTCGAGAAGTTGAAGTACAACATACTCTCTTGCGTCCTTTCCCAACATCAGAATGTCATTCCCGTATTTCCTTACTATGTCAGGACCATCAACGAATCCAACGGTATCAATCGAGAGAGTATCACCTGCAACAGATGCGCGGATACTTTCATGGAACGGACCGGTGATATACAAGTTAGGAACATCAACAGGCCTTGGAGGAAGATTCAGTCTCGGGCTTTTTATCGGAGGTGTTATCTTCTTTTTCCATGCTATATATCCGTCAGGATTGTTATGCCATATGGAGGTAGTCTCATGAAAATACGGATCATCAGAATAACCCGGCCTCAGACTGTCTGTATTACCGTCAAGACCAGAATATAGCTGTTCCCTTACAAGGTCTGCAATTTCTATATTGTTTTCCTGAAGGCAATCCATACATGACTTTTCAAATCCTGATGCAATTCTGTTTATCACATTCTCCAATTTCTCGAAATCAGCCATACATACAATTAAAATTAAAGCCGGACTTCCGCCCGGCTTAATCAACCAAAACCATCACTTATCAGCAGACTCACCGTCAGCATCCTTTACAGACTTACAAGCAATCCGGTCATACACGTCAGAAAGTTTCTTTCTTCGATTCTCCTCAGCAACTTTCTGCCAGATACAGGTCATGTGAGTATCAATGAATTTCTTTTTCGACATCATCTTGACCTGCTTTTCCACAAAATTGACTCCATCTACAATCATGACGCTTTGACCACCTTAACAAATTCAACCCATTTGACATCTTTCTCGTACAGAACAGAAGGTGATTTAACTGAAATCTCACCGTCACCAGGAGTAATTGTGAGATAACCGTCCTCATACGAAGCTGATGTAACCCCTTCAAATACCTCGGATGCACCTGAGGACAATGCAGTGGCAAATTCTGCAGTTCTGTCATAGCCACCGACACATTCAATAATCTTGAATTTGTTGCTTTCATTTTCAACCAACATGACCTCAGTCAATCCTTTAATAACATTCGCAGGATTGAAATCCAACTTCAAGTAGTCAAAGTTCAACTGGCTGTCTTCTGCATCCATGTGGCAGAAATTTACCGTCATACTTGACTTCGCACTGCTTGTGCTGAACGGTGTGGCACCTGGATATACTGTTGACATCGGAATTCCGGCAAGAATATCAGTTCCATCATTGTAACCGATAAGCATTCTGTTTGAATCCCAGAAGTACACATCCCATTCCTTGTTAGCACAACGCAACAGCTCAGCATTCAGAATTTCATCAAAACGAGGAAGCGTGAAAGTATCTGTCTGAGCGTTGAGGCCATTGTACTGGTTCGCTCCGTATCCCACAGCACTAACCTGAGCTTCACCACCATTCTTCGCATATTCAACGAATGTATGAATAGGATAAATTCTGCCTGGTCTGTCAGCATGACACTTTTTTTCCAACTCATCGGCAGTAATATTTGCCGGTAGTTTTACTCCATGCTCAACAAGTATTGCACCTTTTACCTTACCCCAGTCAACCTTGCAGGCCGAACCACCTGTATTCATTTCTGCGCTTTCGCACACTCTTGTATTTCTCATTACCTACAACTTTGATTTTTAACAATTAATTCCATCGAGCGTATATTTATGGCATCAATAGGCTCGCTCACTTCCTCTCCGGATTCCGTATAGGCTCCGTATCTGCCATACGAGTAGTTCTCAGAATATTCATGCGGAACGATACTGTCATAGTATATATCAAACCTCCCATCATTTCTAACTACCTCAATCAGCCTTTCATAAATTGGTCGAAGAATGTTGATGAATGAAGCATACAGACGCCGTTCATTGCTCCAGCTCTTCGTTGATGAACACGCTATAAGGATATTCAGTGAAACCTTTGAATAATAGTCCAGACTGTCTCTCTTCTCTGTAACAGGACAGAACAGTACGACAAGAGGGAACTTACGTTCTGATGTTGAAGGCACTTTGCTGTATTCATCAAGTTTATCCTTTACATACTGGGCCGAACCAAATATGTAGTTCAGTTCAGGATTCTTAACTTCCTCGAACCTGTCATTCTCGATGTCAGCAGGCATTACGATTGTAAGGTTCCCACTCATTTCCTTTACTACATCTCCAATAATCTCAACGATACCTTTCATAGATTGAACTGGTTAATCTTAATCAACATGTTTGTCTGTGTGACAAGGTCAATCGGGCAATTACCTTCACGCGCCCACTGGATGAACTTCACATTTTCAGAAACCATCCTGTTCCATGCAATTACCTGGGCATTGACAGGTGAAATGTACTCATTTGCACATTTCAGCCTGACATTCCCGGTTATTGTAGCTTCAGATGAAGCGTCACGCAGTATGTGGAACAGGACGAAATCAGCAAATGGCTCTTTCAGTCTGTTGCATACGGTTTCATACTTTGACGGCTCAGTATCTTCTTTTTCTTCATCATCAGACAAATCAAGGTAATCCATTGCATAACCTGCTTCTTTTTCCCCAAGCATGGCTTCGAGGAAAACAGGCTGCAACTCCTTAATGTATGCCTCTATATGACCTCTAACAGCCAAAGAATCGGCACCAGCAGTCTTTGACATTGAGGCGTTTTGAATATGACGAGGTCCTGAAACAAAATATGACACATCTATCAGCATGACAATTCCTTATTTTTTCTTCTTCGAAGCAGAAACTTTTTTCTCGTCCTGAACATCGGCTTCCTTATCATCCTCTGCAGCAATCTCCTTTGTGTCGGCCTGCTCAACATTTTTATTGTCCTCTTCTGGAACATCTTTAGCATCATCCACGTGTGAATCAAGTTCTGCCAGTCTGGCTTTCATTTCATCATTTTCCTTTTGTAAACTCTCATTCTTAGCAGAAAGCTCATCTATGACCTTCTGCTTGCTCTCTAATGCCTTTTCGACATCTTCCTCAGTAACAAGCCCAGCTTCCGAGACCGGGGTGATGGTAATCAACCCACGGCCAATACGGATACGCTGTTCTTTTATGACAGATTCAAGAGCCTTCTTATCTCCATTGATCAAATACATAAGCATCAGGCTTTAGTGATTGCTTCTTTCAATGCTGACAGACTTCCATAAGCGAATGCCCACGGCATATATACTGGGAAAATTACTTCTTCCTGAGCAATGAGTACAACTTCGTTCTGCAGCTTACTTTCAACGTCCTCAGCCCATTCAAGAGTCAAAGAGGTGTAATCAACAAGGGAAGCAGCCATATTGAAATCACCGATAAGATATTTCCCTGGCAGAATATTGTTGGTTTCGATAATAGGACGACCTGCAATATATTTCACACCGTTTACGGTAGTTATGATACCAAGATTACGACCAGTCGTGTCCTTCTCAGACTCAATAGCGTTCACAGTAATAGGATTCAAAGCAATTGCATTTGGAGTGTACTGAGCGTACGTCATTACAGCGAAACCAGTCTTGACAACATCCAAAGAGTTTGGCTCCTCTACGGATTTGAACGCACTATTACTTACCTTGAATGTCATTGATGCAGTAGAAGTCTCTTCCGAGTACGCAACGCCCTTCAATAGAATCTGACGGTCATTCATCTTGACCAACTGGTTTGCGCTGTTAAGAGCAGTAATTCCTGTGGCTCCTGTAAATGTGATTGTCATTCCGTCGAGAATCAAGTCCTGCGGATTTGTAAACTCTACAATCGTATCCTTGTTTGAGTTACATCCGGATACAGATTTGACGGAACCTGCAGTACCGCTGACAATGGAATCACTGATGATTTCCTCAATAGGATGCACCCCTGAATGGTTTACAATACCAAGCAGGTTTTCTCCATTTCCGTCACCAAACAGAATGTTCCAGTCTTCAGCATTGTATACAGCCTCAGGCAGCATCTTTAGAATGAATGACCGAATAAAAACACGGCTCTTGAGCATTCTCTTTGACAGACGGATATGAGTACCAAGACGCTTCGTACCTGTCTGTTGTTCCTTCACTTTAATGCTGGATTCGGGAAGCTTTCCATTCTCAGTAACATAACGCGCATTTCTGTCAAAATCGTACACCTGTGTGAACGCAAGATTCGGGTACTTCGGATCTCCCTGCAATGTAGTGATAACATCACGCATATGGACACGCTTGTTGGCTACCTGCGAAACTACACGATTCTGCTGCTGAGTAGTAAGGTGGTCTCCTGTATAGTTATCTGTCATTGATACAATGTCCTTCAAACAGAAACCTTCAAACACACCCGACTTACGGCAATTACCAGACGCGAATTCCTTGAATTTCTCTGAATCAAGCATTTCGTTCAGTTTTTCATCAAACTTGTTGATAACTTCCATGCCGATACCTTTAGATTTCAGCTTCTCGATAGTCTCACCAAGACCTTTAACCGTTTTAATGAGTTCCTCGTTATCCTTAGCAAGCTGCTTGAACTTCTCATCATCATAGCCGTTCAGCTTTTCGTTAAGCCCCTTCAATTTGCTTTCCATATCTTCCGGAGAGATAACACCCTCCATCGCCTTGTTGATGACATTACACATCATCTGTGCGATGTTGTTCATAAATGTAGCCTGTTCCTGAGGAAGGCCGTCAGTCTTAAGACCAAAATCTGCAACTGTAAATTTCTTCATCTTCAATTAAAATTTTAATCATTATTACTAAATACCTCATTCAAAGGACCGAAGAAAGAAGTGCTTTCGGCGGCTTTTTTCTTAACATCATCATCCTCTTGCACCCCGTCAGTTTTATTCTGAGTGTCATTCAACGGCTCAGACTTTCCGGAGAAGATGTTTGTGCTATTATCCTGCAACAAGGCGTTACTTCTATATACTCTCCAATAACATGCCGGACAACGGACGTATGCCATGAAATTCTGTACTGATTTTTCTGTCAGTTCCTGTCCTTCAGACTTGACGGAATCAATAAGTGCAATGACATCAGCACGAACTTCCGGTTCCAGCTTGTCTATCTCCTGACTGACAATACGGTCAGTAAGCCATCTTGAATACATATTAGCATAATCAAGAACCTGCTGTGAGAATGTCACCTCATTCTGTGAATCATAGTCGAACTGATGGCCACAATGGGGACAAGTTACTACGTTACCTCCATTAATTGCTTTAAGAAGTAGATTCAATTCCATATCATATTGTTTTAATCGTTCTTCCGAATAATCGGTATTCCTGAACGCTTTCCGGACAAATTCAATGGCATCTTTCACCTGCTCCTGTGTACCCGATTTGAGGTTTACAAGGAATGTCTGAGGATTGCTCCCCCAACTTGTTAAAGTAGAATATTCGTACATCTTCCATTCAAGCACCTTACACGGGTCAGTCTCGTCACGCTTGATTGCTTTCACACCGATAGAGTGTTCAAGTGTTCTTCCATTCTCAGCATACAGCTTGTAATCCGCCAATGTATCACGTCCAATCTGCTTCTCAAGATTAAGCTGGCCAACCATGATTAGGTTTCCTTCTTTTTCTTCTCCGCTCAATGGAACGCCAAGCAACTGGTCTGTACGGTGATTCAGAAACCATCTCATCCTGCCGATATTTTCCTTCAACGTCTTGTTAAAGGAACCAGGCATGGAAATGTCGTTCTGTGAGTCTTTCACACCGATACCGTTCACAGCTACCGTTACGATACCCTTCTCATCCACATCATTCGCCTTCGTTCTGTACTGTAGGCTCTTGGTTTTCTCTTCCATTCTCAACTTCACTTTTTGTGTTAAGACTAATTACATTCTTTACTATCTCTCTCTCCTCGTCTGACATCTCGAACAAAGTCTTGTCAAACATAGGTTCTTCGAATCTGCTTTCCTTGATTTGCGCTCGCCAGTCATTGATACTGATGAGTCCGCTCAGGAACTGTTCCTTACATCTGGTATTTATAAGTGTTTTCACTTCCTCTGCCTCTTTCAACCCCTGCTGCAGACAATCCACATCAGAGAAATCACAGTCCAAATAATATCCACCTTCCTCAAGACCAAGAAATGCAGTTAGCTGCTTGCAGAATTTCTTGGCCATCGGTATGATGGTAGATGTATATACAGCCTTTTCCGCGGTTGCCTGATTGCTGAATGTTGACTGGTCCTTACGCGGTACCAGAACTGAGGGGATACCGTATGCTCCGGCTATCTGAATAGCATCAGTAAGAGTTTCCTCAAATGGCTGCAACTCACTGATGGTAAGGTTTGTTCTTACGAATGACAAGGGAACGTCACTTAATCCATACGGAAGCCTACGTTGGTCCAGCCCGAATTTTCCAAAATGGCTGTCAAGTATTTCCTTCTTTTCATCTTCTGTCATTGCTGCAGTACCAGCTTCATCCTTCTTATTGGATACAAGGAACCCCAAACCACCACGTTTTACGTAAATCACGTTTCTCGCTTCATATACAGCAAGAAGGTTGGAAATAGGTTTCAGATGCGCAGCCAACCTGCTCTGTGATTTCAGGAATCCGTTTATTGACATATATTCAGGTGAGCCGTCACGGTCATGCCATATTTGGAACGATGGAATATCCATTGTACTTACATAACCATAGTTCAGGCGATAGCAACGTATAATTTCCTCTTCCTTGGCTATACCGAACATAGGTATGTTAACTCCAAGATTCGGCTCTACATTAACAAAATCAGCAGGAAGTTCCCAAAAGTTATCACACCATTTCCACTTTGGCTGGTCCTTGAATGTTTCTCCCATAGCAGCACGAAAGAAAGCATTGCCAGTGCACAGCTTATATACGAAGTGTGAATATATCAACTCGTTCCAGGACATAAGACAATTTGGCTTTGTGAGAATCTGGTTCATTCTCTTGTTTTCCCAGACCACGCTGTCGTCCTTTACCTTCTTCAATTGGAATCCGGAACCTGATATACGTGAAGCAATGTAATCAATCGGAAAGAATACTTCTGGAACAGAACGGAACAGTTCCATGTAATTATGACCGCAAACCAGTGGGGATACGAATAACTCATGCACGTCACAACGGTCAATATAACCACTATCTTTTACACCCTCCTTTGGTGTTGATATAGTCTGTGGCTCACTGGCCATTTTCAGACCGGCACAAGCTGGAAGTGTATCCTGTTTTATAATTGTATATCCCATAGTTTATCCTTATATGACAAAGATAAATTATGGGTATATACGATGTTGATTTTGCAAAAATCTTGCATTTTTCCTGTTTGGTTAAAATGCAAATAAATCACTATGTATCAATATATTGTAAATTAAACCAAGCTTACCCTAATTTTATGATGGTATATGCCATACTGCACAAAAGAACTCTTAAACCATTGAATATTTATAAATACATACAAATAAAAGCAGACCGACAATCAGGCCTGCTTTCTTTTTTTAGAACAAAATTCTTTCTGAATAAAACATTTTAAGAAGTTTACGGCTATCAGAAATTCTGCTTTTCACAGTTCCTAATGGAATCTTTTTTATAATGCTAATCTCATCATATGAATATCCCTCTGAAAAAAGAATGACTTCATCACGTTTTACTCTTCTATCTAATAGAATCTTACTTACTTCTTCAAGCATAATTGTAATACTTACATCAACATCTATAACAGCAGGTTCATCAATCATTTCAACATCAATAAAACCTATAATTTTAGACCTTTTATATCTCGTACAATACAGATTTTTCATTATCACATACCCCCACAAGTTTATATCATATTCAGGATTATATTTATCATAGCTCTCAAGCATTTTGCAGATTGTATCCATGACAAGATCCTTTCTGTCATCTTCTATTCTAAAATAACGATAAGAGAACCTTAACAATAACGGATATAATGACACTATTTTAGAATAGTATTCAGATTTCTTCATATTTACCTCCTCTTATCACATGTAAATGGATATTATTTGTAACAGTTCTTCCGGATACTTCGCATTGCTCCTTTGCACTATCCAAAAGTTTCTGGATTTTTGTATCGATTTCAAAATTCATTTCTATCTTTCTCATCATCACACTAAGTTGAGAGCATATCATTTCAAGTTCGTTTATACGTTGACTCAATACTTCAAATGATTGAGTTTTAGCAACATTTCTACCCATAATCTATAATTCTAAAACGTATATGATATTCTATATAAATGCTTATTGAATTTATTCTTATAACAGTTTGATAGCCTTTTTCAAGTCAAATCCTTCCTGATATAGTGCGATGATAAACCGTCTTCCTTTTTCAGTCCAAACCGTATATATACTTGTACCTGTAGAACCGTCAGAACGTGTATAAGTCTGCGTGCGTGTTGCATGTAGTCCCCATGTGGAATACGGAGAATGCAAAAGCCATTGACCTGACTGGCGGTATATTACCCCTATCTCTTTGAGCTTTTTATGTAATTTCTCTGCATCCAGTCCTATCTGCTTGGCCACTTGTGTAGTAGTCAATGTATTTACCGATTGCAGACAGTCATCATAATACTTTACTTTAGGGGCTGACTGCTTTATTTCAGTAGTTAAATAGTTGTTCTGCTGTTCAAGCATGGCTTTTTCTTGCCTTGTCTGTTCAAGACGCTTGTTTAAGACTTGCATAGCATAAGCTATCGCTTCATCATCATTGCTTACGGTGGTTACGCCAGTTTTTAATAGCTCTTTGATACGGTCATTGCACCATATCGCAAAGGCTGGGTTTAACCAACGGGCGAATTCTAAAGCAACATCTTCGTGCATCCATGTACCACCATTATCACCATATACAACTCTCACTAAATCAGTCGAGAGGATTTTCTTCACCTCGCTTAAAGCAGCAATAAACCGTTTGGTTTGTTCTGTCTTTAGAAAGTCTTTAGAAAGTCTTTAGGGGATTTTCCAAAAAACTTTGCCATCTGTGTGGCATTTACCATCACATTTTCACCACTGATGAATGAAATTTGACTACCTTTGTAGTCGTAAACTACTGGATTATTCATATTTATATGATTGGTTTACAGTAGGTAGGTGTTCGCACCACCTACCTACATTATTAATATTAAGCTATTCTTATTAGGTTTGCGATTTTAAAGCACAGCCATTCTTCTTTGGCAGTATCATAATAGGTCTATATGCTATCATTCTTCTTCCTGTTGTCTGTTCCAGCGATAGCAGATATCTTGTCGCTTGCAAGTGTTCCCCACGCCTCACGGACTTCACCGTTTATCTTCTGAAAGTAGAACTTTACTATACGTTTGTTCAACTCTTGTTTCAGCTTTGTATTGAGCCATGCTTGCTTTAATGCTTCTCCCATGCTGAAACCGTACTTCTTTACAAACATCCATGCCATACGCATGATTGAACTTAACTGAGTTTTGAATGTTGTTGCCATAGTCTTTATGTTTAATTGTTATCACTTATTATTTGATGATGCAAATATATTAGATAAAGCTAACATAGCAATACAAAATATTAGGTTTAACTAATAATTAACATAATAGAATTATAAAGTTAAACTAATAAAAGCACATAATAAAGTAGATATATCTAATATTTTTTGGTCATTTATAATTTAAATGATACCTTTGCGATGTAATTTAAAACTTATACATTATGAATATTAAAGAGCAAATTCAAAGAAGAGGTTTCACCATTAGTCAAGTAGCCGCATTAATGACTAATAAAAAAGGAGAGAAAGGCATAACTCAATCATCTCTATCACAAATAATAAATGGTAATCCGTCTTTAGATAAACTAAAAGAAATAGCTTCTATTATTGGCATTTCTGTATCTGAATTGTTACAAGACGAAACAACCAATATTATAATTTGCCCTAACTGTGGAGCGAAACTCGAATTAAAGAAAGTAGAGGATTGATAAATAATTTTCCTAATTTCCTTTCGCGCATAAACTATATTTTTATGCCTAAAATATAATCTTATGGCAAATACAGAATTAAGAATTAAGGAACTTTGCAGAGAAAAGGGTATAACGCAAGCCCAACTCGCCGATAAGTTAGGAATTCAACCTGTTTCTTTCTCACAGGCTGTTTCTCGTAATAAGTTTAATATGGATAGGCTATCAGAAATTGCAGATGCGTTGGGGGTTGAAATCCCTGAACTCTTTGATAAACCTAAAGAAGGAGTTATACACTGCCCTCACTGTGGCAAGGAGATAAAGTTGAATCCAAATGTTTAATCCAAAATTCACTCGTTTGAGGATTTAAGAAAGTTATTGGAGTTAGATGTTTAAGGAAATACAAGAGCCGGAAGCATAACGTTCCGGCTTTAACTTTCTCATACAATACAAAGTAACATTTTCGCTACAAAATATAATACTTAAAAAACGACAAGGCGTTTTGAGTAAAACGACAGGTCATTTTTTATAACGCATAGCGACAAATAAAAAGCCCTGCTCCATCAAAATGCGGAACAGGGCACATTTGTCTTAATAAACGGTCTCGCCTCACGGCGGTACATTATCTTTAGAAAGTGGCTGTGGAAAGCTCCTTTGAGATTCTTTCCACAGCTACACGTATCTTGTCGTACTGCTTTTGTCCGGGATTGGTTACGCCTGATGTGTATTGACGCATTAAAGACGGATTGATACCGGCCAGTTCAGCCACTTTCGTTACGTTCAGGAAAGAGAAATAATCAAAGAAGGACTGCATATCATATTTGTAGGTAAACTCCAGTTCCGGCACTTCTTTGCCTTCTTCCTCCTGCATTTCTTTTATTTCCTGATACGCTTTCATCATATCCTCTTTGGCAGCTTCTGCCGTATCTCCAAAGCCAGATAATCCGAAACCGGGCAAATCTTCCTCCACATAGCAAGAATAATGCCCGTCCTTTGCCTTTTCCATAATTGCCGTAACTTTCATACTTCCTCTTTTTTAGTAAAAGGGGTACGGCATTATGCCGCCCCCAATTGTCTCAACAAAAAACATCTTCCAACCATGAAGTGCAAAAAGGTTGGGGGATTATTCCCCCAAAAGAACCTTTCTTGCTTTACGTTCCATCCCGGTAGGTACTTCCTGTTTGCCGTGCCTTGACAAAGCAAACTTGTTTCCCGTCTTGGGACTGTACCAAATATCGTGGTTAGCCCCGTGCCTGAGAACGTAACAACCTGCTGCGGTCAATTCCGCAAAAAACTGATTGTACTTCATAATTTAAAAGACCGTTTATTTATTAAGACATTGCAAAGATAGCGTTTTTGCTATAATATTCCAAATAGAAACATAACATTTTTGCTATATTTTTATTTCTTATATTAACTAACATATGATTTTATCAATGTATACGCTATACCGCTCAATAGAGCACTGGCTCCACTTATATTTTCATCATTGTAGTCAAGAACTTCAGTTATGAATGCCATATACTCATCATTTTCCATACCGGTCTCAGAAAGCAGGAAGTATGACTTAATGAAATCGGATGTAGCAGCTATTCTCTTATCCATATCCTGATATTCCTTCTTAATCCTTACTTCCGGAAGCGTATTTCTCAGTTCCCTTGCCATTTGGTAATATGCAGGTGACGATTCCACGATGTACGTTCCTGCATCATGTGAACATATAACAGACTTCATCTCTTCGAGTGATACAGTTTCACGCATTACGAGGTCAAGAACATGCCATTTTTCTCCACACCTTGCAACCTGACACATATAGAACTTTCCTCCAACATTCGGCATGATGTACACTATCTTCTGTGAATACTGATACTCGACTGAAGGATTGAAGAATCCGAACACGCTTCTGTCAGAATACATGTTGCGTTTACGACGGCTCGAGAACTGGGAATACTCCTCGTACATGATGTCATGTACAACATATCTCAAAGTATCGGTAAGGTGCCCGTGTTCCTCATAGGATTGTTTCGTTACGCTGTCCTTTATCTTTGTCTTGAGAATTGCACCATTAGCATCCTTCTGTACGCTCTGGTAGTCCTCGATTGATACCCTGCAACTATCGTCTATGCTTATGCTGAGGCCGGGCAATGATTTCTCAAAAACAGCATTGACAAACTCACCGGTCATGGATACGGACGGGTTCCTGTTACCCACCTTATCCTCAACAATCCAGTTGTCTTTCTTCAACGTGTCAATAAACAGGTCCATGAATGAACGCTTCTCATCGTCGATAGTGTTGGCGGATTTGGCTGATGCATCACCATGAAGGTAGATTTTACCGTCATATCCTAACTCCTGCAGTCGCTTGGATACCAGTTTCGCGGCTCTTCTTGCGCTGTTGTTCGGGCTTTCAGCCGTGGTCTCGGCAATCTGGTACATATCCTTACCTTTGCTCAAGTCTGCCTGCCAGTAGCCGACAGATATGTACGGTAATACGTTACTATCGACAGAAAGATGAATTGGCAATCCAGGTATGTAACTGTATTCACCGCTGTTCTTTCCTACATTGAACGAACCGAGGAACTCGTTTCCGGTCTTAATTACACCCCACTCTCCCAACGCATACACGTTGTAGTAATCCGGGTCATGAATCCGGTCATGCTCGAAGTCCATCACACATTGTTCATCATAATAACCATACGTTCCATCAGGCGAACCAACAACCCAGAAGTTGTTAAGGTACGTTGACTGAATAACTACCATATTAGGCGGATATTCCTCTATTTCCTTAGTTTTAGGATTCACTATTGAGCGTCCCTCGTTCATCTTTAAAGACTTCACCTTTGTCAGCTCTGCAGGTATTATCCGGCCGCCAATTTCTACAACCATAGGAACATCATGCAGTTTCTCGTTGTCAAGCCAGTCTTTCTTTATCCAGTGTGTTTCACTGATAGGGTTGAAGTCGGCAATAATCTGCTGCCCCTTCTTACCACGCAGACGTTTACGTATCTGCTTCAAGTCGGCATACTCAAACTCTGACAACTCCTCAAGCTGTACCCTTTTGTAGTTACTGATACCCTTAATCTTTTCCGGATCATCCAAACCTGAGAAGTCAATCTTCGCGCCGTTATACAGGCAACGAATTACATTTTGGTTGAACTTGAAGTATTGTGTAATTCCTAACAATGATGCCGCTACCTTGTAATCCTCATATATGGTTTTGCTGATGGATGCTCCGACCTTTCTCATCACAAGAGTATTCTCACCGTCCTGCAATGTCTGTATCAGCACGCACTGTGCTACGCTGAAAGACTTGCTCGATGATGAACCACCATACAGGATGATGAATCGAAGTGTGGCATCATTCAGATATTTCAGCAGGTAAAATGCATTCGGATTGAGTTTCTTGTGATTTATGAGCATAAATGTTCTATTTTTTAGAATTATGAGAGTATTTTTTGTATAACCTCCGTATTTTTTCTAATACAATCGTTCTATTTTTTAGAATTTACTCCTCTTCTTGGTCAAAACCTATACGAATTTCATTGATATTTCCACCTTGATTACCTCCGATGGAAATCTGTTGTGGCGCGTTCCATCCGTTCATGGAAGCAAGCAGTTTAGCAGCTTCAACCTTACCGTTGAACTCATAGCTTACCTTACCCTTGTCATTGCTTATCTTCTTCATGGCATTTCTCACACGCTTCGGCATCTGGCTGGGAGATTTCAACTTTATCTTTCCTGTTACAGGATCTACAAGATACAAATCGTTCGGGTCCATCATGACAATATCCATGAGAACCTTTTCCACCTTATCACGGCTAATTTTCGATGCTTCTGCACGTTGGGCCCTCAATTCGTCTATCCTTGCTGCAACCTTGTTACTTGCCAGCATCCGGCTTGCATTGCTCCATATCGTCTCAGGCTGCATCTTTGATGCGTCATAGGCCATCCTGTATGCTTCACTTGCATTACCGTCACAGTCAAGGTAATAATTGCAGAACTTTTCCTGTTTTTCGGTCAATTTCCTGTTGTTCATAGGCTAATGGTTATTAATGCCGACGATGCAGATTACCTGTTTCCGGTCTTTCAGCAAATCGTAGGCTGCTGTTAATGTACTTCCTGTCGTGCAGATGTCATCAAAGAGTATTACTCTCTGTTCCTTAATTGGCCGGAGAAGATAAAACTCAGGATTGATACGTGTCCTGTTGAGGCACTGCATTGCAGATTCATAGAATTTTATTTTCACCCCCTGGGCAATTTTTTGGCAAATATCAGTGGCGAAATGGTACTCTGTGATGTGCCTGCGCTTCGGTGTGGTAATTATGCACCATTCATCGTCCGGCCGTATCAATGAAAGTATCAGTTCCGTAGCGGCTTCCGAAATGACTTCTGCACACTCACCCGAACTCTTGATTTCCTCAAATTGGATTCCATCCTTTGTCCTTGCAAACAGGGATATGTAATAAAACCCGCCCTTACGGTGGATTCTTACTTTAGGCTGCATGTTGCATAACCTTTCGTATTTCCTCCAGCCGCGGGCGGGTTTGTCCCAGTCATCAATCCTTATCTTTCTACCTTTCCTCACAGCCAAAAACCTTTGCTATCCCTTTACTGACTGAGGTGTAATTCAAAGGTACTGAAAAAATACCTTCATCGACAGATTGTACAGGATTGTCGAATTCTCTCTTTTCGGAAACACACTGAATATCAACGCCATTGTATTTCCTTACTTCTTCCGCAAATTGAAGTATTGTACAAGATTCAGGATTGACAATGTTTACCAGCTTCTTGTCAGAACCTATCGCATATATCAACCCGTCCACCACATCATCTATGTAGGTGAAGCACCTGGTGTTCATTCCTCCATTATACAGACTGACCTTTTCCGAATTCATGAGAGCATAGAGAAGAGTCCCTTTCCGCTGGTCAGGTCCGTACACGTTATGAAGGCGTACACCAGTCGCATTCCTACAATAAATTGAAGCATAGACTTCATCAAAATGTTTGCTTACACCGTACATACTTGTCGTGTTGCATGGATTTGCGGTGGAAGAACTTGCATACACCAGTTTCACACCGAAGCGCGTACATCCGTCAGCTATCGCAACGAATGAATCAATGTTGTCACGAAGTATTTTTTCATGATCCGAATTGAAAACGCTGGTCTGTGCGGCAAGATGTATAACAGCATCAATTCCACCCCCGGCCAGAAGGCATGGAACGCCGGCAGCTTCAGTTCCACACACACGGTCGATTCCGACCACTTCAACACCACGATTTCTCAGACTCTTGCAGAGGGCTTTACCTATAAAGCCTTCACTGCCGGTTACGACAATTTTCATCATCACAATTTGTTAAGAATTTTACATAAAACATTCAGTATGTTACCCAGTAACATCACTATTATTATCAGAAGTGCTGTATCCTGCTCAACCATCCCGATGGAATAGCAGAACAGGACAGCCACAATCATAAATATTACTCCTTTGGACTGATAATGTTCCATCAGGACTTGATATTCAGTTCATACTCATATCTGCTGACTGTCTTGTATCCGGTAACAAGTACACGTTCACCGGAATACAGGCCGGATATGGTGTTCTCAATCACATCAAGAGAAACACGTTCATCAAACTTCAGGAACACCCTTCCTGGCACTCCGCCAGCGACGAATGAGACAAAATAATATGTTCCACGCTCCCAGTAGAACACATATAGGATGAGAAATGAAACTACCACAGAGGACAGATAAACCCAACTTGACGGTACATTAAAATCTCCTAAAATTATCAATGATGATAATACCATTGATACAATTGCCCACTCTAACAGATTAATGAGCAGGCCTACGACTTGTTTTTTCTTTGCTTTCATAAATCAATTTTTGCCAGTTAATAATTCAAAATCATACATTAATGCTGTTCATTTACTGCAGTGCTTCGCATATTTTCTCTATGCATTCAGTATTTTCTTCGTTTAACCATTCCTTGGCCACATTCCACGCAATACTTTTACTCGCTTTGAAATTATCAATTCGAATACTATGGTGAGACAATTTTCCTTCTGTCGGTTTCAATCCGGAATCATGCAATTCACATAAACCGTCTTTGTAGAATGTACACCAGTCTCCTTCTTGTTTGGCCTGTATCATCGGTACGGGCATATCAACTACCCCCATAAGGATTCCTACATACCATTCCGTTGCTGCAAGCCTGTCTTTATATCCGGCTTCGATAAGCCTTAAAACATCTTGCGGAGTACCCAAACAAGGCGTATGACATTGCTGCTTACATAACTTGCATTTACACTGTATCGGTTTGCGGCCGGTTTTTCTGATTATTCTTTGTAACTGAGTTTCTTTAATAAGTAAGCTCATTTTGTTTCCTCCATATTAAAATCCCAAAAACTAAGTTTCCCTTTCACATTCAGAACAGGCTTATCAAACAATACCGCATCTTTCAGTACCCAGTTCCAGCAACCTTTCTCTGCCCAGACAGACGGATGGTTCTGAACACAGTCGGATATAACCACGCTGCCGATAATACTACCAAAATCCCATTTCCCGGAAGTGCTTTTCTCGGTAATTAATGGAAATGCTTGTTTCATCTGTTCATCGGTTAGATTTATTTCAAACCTCTTTCCATGACAACCACTTGCATGAATCAGCACCCTTTGTCCGATATACTTCTGAGGGCACTTCCAAGTTCTGTTCTCGATGTCTTTGATACCGTGAGCGATTAGGGTCGCCCACGGCTGTTTGATGGATATTGCTTTCATGCTTTATTCTTTGGGATGTATTCATCTGATTCTTCATCATACACATAGCACTTGGGGCAATAATCCTTCCCTTCAATGTTAGTCCAACCACTTTCATAGGCTGCTTCTGCTGCCATAGTTTCATCACTCCAAGCAACATAGCCATTAAAATCGTCAACATGTGATTTACCACATCCATCACATACGCATTGGTACATATCTACTTCTCTAATCATAATTATTCCTCCTTTATCTTGTTCTTGCTTTATCTCTATCCCATGCATTTAGTATTTCTCTAAAATCATTATTGATTGCATTTATCAGCCTATTCTTTTCTTCTTCACTTGCTAATGTGAAGAACTCAACCATAATTGATTTTAATATACTCCAACATATATCCACTGTTTTCATATCCTTTTTCCTTTTCACTTATCCCAGCAGCCACCACATGACTGCCAGGAACAGATAATACAATTTCGTTTTCATTTATTATTCAAATCAGATTTAATGCTTCAAACACTCCTTCGCTGAGTGCTTCTTCGTAGCTATTATATTTTACATTCTTTCTGTCAGAAAGTCCTATCAAATTGTGATTTGGGATTGTCAGTATTTCGTACAGCCAGTAATCTTCACTCATATAAATCACTTCAACATGAAGACCTTTGACTGACCTAAGCCACTTCTGTGCTTCATATAAAGTTGGCCGCGAATATGCCGTAAGCCTGTTGAAGTTATCAGCAATACTTCTGAACTTTATAAACCCTTCTAACGTGTAGAACGAGTCACATGGCAAACAATAACCTTTTTCTTTTAGTAACTTTGCCACTTCAAGGCTAACGTAATCTTCTGTATTCATACTTTTTTTTTAAATGTTTTCTGTATTTCACTGGTATAAATCGTTTGAGTTCCGGAAGCGAAGTAGAAACAATGTGCATCCATGCGTTCCACCTTTGTCCGTCATGGTCTCTTGACGGTATCGAGCAGATTTGTCCGTAACAAGTTCCGTTCTTTCCTTCAGCCTTGCATTTCACACAGCATCCTTCACATTCGGATGAAAGATGGCAAAGGATGCAAGCCTGTTCTTTACTAATTCCATAATCCAGATTTAAGGACAATTGAGTTTCTTTCATTTATTATTAGCAGTTAAACCAATCATCATATACATTCTCCCAATCATCTAAAAGACCAACTCTCAATCCATAAGCATTATAGCACATTTCTACAGTTTCTTTTGGAGGTAGATAGCGTCCGTCACTTAGCATTATAAATCCATCGTTTACTTGCTGTTGTAACAACTCCATATCTACTGGCATAACTTCATCTGGAAATAAAACAACATTTCCTCTGCTTGTCTGATAACTTACTCTCGGTATCTCATAGTGTCCTTTTTGTCCGGTAAGTAACGAACAGATTCCTATTTCCCCGGCTATAAGGCGAACCTCTGTAAGAGGTGAATTTATTACCATGAAATATGCGTTTTCATCATTTTGAAAATGATTTACCAGTCTACTTATTTTCCCCTCATCGCAGTTTTCTATTCGCATGTCAAATCTGTATCCTAAGTCATCATGAGTTTGTATATAATTACGAACTTTTCCCCAAGTTCTTACAGATAAAAATTTTGGTGAAGGTAAAGAAAGGAATTTTTCTGTTCCGTCATCGTATTTAAGTTCATACTGAACGTATTTCCTACGGTTTTGCATAAGATACATATCCGTTATATCAAAGCTTTCGTCATATCCTTTTTCCGTAGAGTATTCTTCAATGACAACACTTTCACTTGCAGATATTTCATCCACAATCTTTTGAAACTCTTCCTTCGCATTACACAACAAGTTACCTGTATTCATCTTATCCTGCATAGGTATCTGTGCTAAAAGCTTTATGGGATAATTTCTTTTTGTATTGTCATAACACATATTTTCCACAATGCCACAGTTTACTTGACCGCATCTCTCACGGAAAAATTTCATTGTGCGAAGAACATCCTGATTGCTTAGTTTAGTTGGCTGAGTAACAAACAGAATATATCCTACCTTCACATTGTTTAGAAGTTCTATGTGTACGTTTGTAACGCTTGGAGGTGTGTCAATCAAAACAAAATCTGGATTTATTAAACGCAATTTCTTTTTAGCTAAACCAAGGTACTGTCTTACCATTGATTTCTCCAAATAAATGAACTTATCAAACATATTACCAGAAGAATGTATCCATATATTCTCTTGTGGATGCTCTCCTTCAAATTCTGTATTCATAGACGGAGTGTTGATGTCTGCATCTATTATGAACACCTTCTTTCCATGTTTAGCAAGAAGCCTTGCTATATTGGCAGTAGTCGTAGTTTTCCCAACACCACCTTTACCTGAGTATATTATTACTGCTTTCATTGATTATTTCTCCTTCTTTCAACTAATAATTCCAATCGTTTCTCACACTCTGCACATTCGAGTTTCTTTCGCTCAAGTTTCTCGCGGAACTTAACCAGCTCCTCGTCCGTATTCTCGTCAAAGAACAGATTATTCTGGCGGTTGTACTCTATGTATTCATTCATCCTGCGTTCTGCTTTCGTTATCTGGGCTTTTGCGGATATAAGTTTACTAAGACAGCCGTTAACCTCCATAGATTCTCCAGAACGCTTGTCATAGAAGTACAGGCTTGTAGATACAATCTGTTTGGGGTATTGGCACTGTAATTTCGCCATCCTCCATCTGATTACCCATTGGTACCGGAAATACATCTCACTGGGAAGATTGTAGTGATATAAGCTTACTTGTTTTTCTGCATATCCGTAGTAAATAGTTACTTCAACCCATTGCTCAATCTTCAGTTCCCTTTCAGCTTTGGCCAAATCCTTAGCCATCTGGAACAAGTCATCCATACTTTCCTGCTTTCCCATATCATTCAAATTTCAATTCAAGTTGTGAGTAAGGTTCTTTATACTCAGGATTTGAAAAAAGGAAAGCATTTCTAAGCGCCTCTGAGATTCTTTCACTCATGTCCTTAGAAACATTGTTCTTGTCAGCTTCTCTGTTAATCAGCAAGCATCTTTCAAGGCTGCCATTGATAGGTTTCTCGTCGATGAACAGGCTGTACTCAGTAAATATCCGGTTCTGACGTTTCCCATCAGCCATTTCTTCATCCGTCTGGTACCTTTCAATCACGGTGTCTTGAATCGTTCTCAGACATCTTTGCCCACGGTCACTTCTGCAACCCTGTGCATCATTCTCGAACATTACGGATAAGGCACGTTTTTTTCGAACATTACCTATTCTAGACCATCCATAATAGACTTTCAGTTTTCCCATATCAGTTCCATTTTTGAGGCCGGTTGTTGATTCTTTCTAAGTATGTGGCTATCTTCTTTTCCGCATCCTCACCGTCACGCACGAAAATACGTGTATGCGTTTTGTCTCCAGGAACCGAAACATATCTTCCATGCTTTTCACGTTCACGCTGCTGGTAAACCTTGATTTCTGTACCATTTGGATTCTTTTCCAGATTAATCTTTTTTGAAACATTCTCTTCACGGCTACCAAAACAACTTTGGCCGTACATTTCTTTTCCCATAATTCTTTCTTTATTGGTTTGACTTTTAATAAATATGCCACGACAAAGCGTGGCATATTCTTACATGAGACCATCAAACAGTCCCTTTTCCCTGGGATTCAAAGATTCATATTCATCTCTGAAAAATTCCTCTTTTGTCCGTCCCATCTTCTTTCCTCTTCTGGTATGTACATCGAATGTATATGAAGGAATTGGTATCGGATTTTGCCTTACATCTTCCAACCATTCATCAGCATCTATCAGAAGTTTGTCATAAATGAAGTTCTGCAGGTGATCAGCGTCCCTACATTTACGACACTCGCACAGAAGTATTACTGCCTTGCTGACAAATATTCTACCCTTTGGCTCCTTGCTTCCCTTGTTAACCAGTTCATGACCTTGCCACAAGGCTTCAATCTCTTTCGTTATCACACCGTAACAATCCTCAGCACTTATGGTAAAAAGTCTCTTCCATACATAGTCCCTATATCCACTGGTCCACAACTCAAGAGCAAAATATCCGGCAACCGCCGCATCAGCTCTCCTTATCGCCTTCTGCATGGCTGAAGAAACCTCAAAAAAATCATATCCTCTAACGGTTCTTATAAGCATATAGCATTGACTTTTAGTTTATTACATCAGTAAAATTAAATCAGAATGACAAGTTTTGCAAACAGAAACTTCGCCATTTTTACGCCATTTATCAATACTTGAACTTACACGTTATATTGTACTGAACAAGCTGCTTGGTCTTGTCTTTACCGTTATTGGTAGTTCCCTTGAGATTGATGCTGTCGCCGAAATGTTTCTTTATAAGCATTATCGACCTCTGTTCCTCAGCCTGATTCCTGAATGCTGCCAGTCCTCCGGAGTTGACGAATGTGGATTTCTGCTCGAAGTTGTATCTTAGGTCAGTAAGTATTCTTCTTTCCTTGTACTTCATGTAACAGGAAATCCAGAAATCCTCCTTAAGCCTGAGCTCTTCATTCCACCATGTGTTCTTGTTGTAAAACACGCCATAAGAACATCCGGTTATCATCTTTGACAACGATAGAAATGCAGTTTCATCGTACATGACCGGAGATATTCGTGCAGTAAATCCGAACAGATGCACATCCAGCATCTGAGCAATCTCGGCAAGATTGAATATTATACGCGTTATCTCGTTCTTATCCTTAATCCTCGACGGTTCTCCTTTTTCTACACATATAGATTTGCAGGCGTGGACATCATCGTCAAGCATGAACAGATTTCCGAAATGCTTGGCCATCCAGTTACGTTTGGGGATGAGTCCTACAACATCGTCCGGATGAGTGACTATCTCACAATCCGGATTGAACTGTCTGTATAGGTCCGCCTGGCTCTCTGCCACACAGATTATCGGGTCGTTCACCAGCTTTTTAGCGAACACCCTGTCATGTCGCTTATGACTTGGTATTACGATTCTCAATTGCATGGCGTACATCCTTAATATCAACTACATTGCTTTTGCTCACTTTGCCGGTCTTGTAACTCTGCATGTGCTGCATGTCAAGTGCTTCACGCAGCCAGTTACTGTCCACTTCACTAGCCGACATAATGATGAATAGCTCATATTTTTCATCATACTTGGGTATAAGTGGATAAACAGCAGTTTCATCCGTTATGGCTTCGAAACGCTCCTTGAATTCGTCCTTTTCAGGTTCCGGAGCAAACTCAATACCCCAGTCCTGAAGTTCAGACTTATCCCAGTCGTTCATCATCACGTCCATATCATTCTCACCGAATGACACGTTATCCTTTGTCGCATATTCACGCAGCTTCTTTACAGGAGTCTCAGAATTTAGAACCTTGCAAGGAAGTTCCTTGTACCCAAGTTCCTTGCAGGCCCTAAGTCTTAAATTACCGCACACTACAATGTATCTTTCTCCTACAGGATAGACAATTAGTTCACGAAGATTAAGCATCTCAGGACTGTCCTCTATGCTTTTCTTCATTGCATCATAACGGTAATCCCTGAAGAACCGGGGATTTTTCGGAAGGCCATCAAGCTGGCCCTTATTGAAATCCAGCAAACTGATCTGGATTGTTTTGAAATCAAATTCTGTTGTCATATACCAACTATTTAAATCAACAACACTAATAATCAACATCACACAATAGCCGGAACATCACTTAGTCAACGCGGTATGAATTAAACTCAACCTTATCCTTCAATAGTTGTTCGATGTCATTGCATCCTATCTTCTCAAGATAGGTAAGCGTAGCTATTATGACATCTGCGGCTTCTTCCTCACGTTCACTCCAGGATGGTATATGATTGCTTCGCTCCTTACCAGCTTCAGCAAGTTCCCTCCATTCTGACGATATGGCCAGCACTACGGCTTTAGGAGAAGTAGTTTCTGTCATTTTTTTTCGCTTCAACGCTATATCAAAACATCTTTTTGCAAGTCTGTTTAACGTAATCATAATTATCTAAGTTATTGTTATCGGACTATATATCAATTAAGCAAATGATTCAGGGCGAATGAATTTTTTCCATAATGGTTGTTAAGGTTAAACAAAAGAGGAGTCTAAATGACTCCTCCGTATTCTAATTTACTGCTCACTTTCAAGTTCCTTAAGTCTCTCATTCATCTTCTCTTCCTTCTTGGAGTATGCACTTTTGAGTTTTGAAGTCATCTCATTGTACTTTTCAGGATATTGCTCGCTGAAAAGCATATTCTGCAATTCCTTCAACTGACTGTCATACATTACAGAAGCTTCAGATAATTTTGTACGAATAAATTCTCTGTACCATCTGTTTCTATCCTTAGCATTATCTGTAACATATTTCACCATATCCATCTGACCTGTTTTCAGTCCTATTGAATTAAGGAACTGATACCCACAATTCTTCAACACCAACACATCCAAAATTGTCTGCTCGTTCAATGTCATTCCATCGGATTTGCTTGTATAGTCAGTCATATCATCTGCCCATTTACGCATGGTTTCAGTTGACTTCTCAACCATGAGTTCCTTATTGCGCTTAATCTTCTGTCTGATATTCTCTGCCTCAATCTGCTTTGATACAGTACAAGCACCTTTAACAGATGAAGATTTCTTGAGATAATAAAAAGAAACCTTGAATTCAGGTCTTCTATAATTAAGTACCTCAATACATCTATACAACTCATTATTTTCGAGCTTCTCTGCAATCCTTTCATCACCCTCATTATACCAGCATTGATGGTCGAATACGTTATCATACACTACCTCAAAGCCCATATCATTGTACATCCTGACTGCATCTTCCTTTCTCTTCTTCTCATTTTCATTATACCATGATTTTGGAGATTCAATTAGAATGACTGATTTTCCGAATGTCAGCGGCTCTCCCTTTTTAACAAGATTGTCAGCCTCCTTCATGACACGGTATTTGACATATTCCTGCTGCTTCTTCTCGAAACATTCACGATTAATGCACTTCTGTTCCTTTCCTTTCATTTCATAGAAAAGGCACCCATGATTTGCCGTATTATTGATGCATCCGGAACATGATGGAATCGAATCACTGAAATTATCCTCAGAAAAGAACTGTGCCTTATCAATAACACAGAACAAGTCATCAATATATTCCTTTATATCAGATATGCTTGCAGCACTCTCACCATTCACGTTCTCATTATAGAATTCCTTCTGCGCATCTATATCGAGTTTAGCCAGCAACATTGCTCCTGATATTGGGATAAGTTCCTGTCTTAACATATCTATAAGCTCAGGAATAAGCCCTTTCAGCTTAACTCTGTCCTGAATGAATCTGATTGACTTACCGAATCGGACAGCAATGTCCTCAACAGCATTTCCATTTTCAAGAAGAAGGGAAAATGCTATCGCTTCCTCAACAGGATCTACATCCTGGCGCTGCAAATTCTCTGTTATCATAGCGTCGAAAGCCTGTTCGTCAGTCATTTCCCTTACTATGCAAGGTATTTCATTGTACTTGTCAGATTTTTTAGCCAGCATATTCCATGCTCGGAAACGTCTTTCACCGCATACAATCTCGTACCTCGGTTCTACAGATACAACCTCGCCGGTTTCTTCATCAATATGTGTTTCTTCATCGCTGATTTTCCTGACTGTGATAGGCTGTAACAAGCCCTGTTCTTCAATATTCTGAGCGAGTTCCTCAATCTTCGCTTCATCAAAAGTTTTACGAGGATTCATAGGTGACGTCTGTATTAGCATCACCGGTAGTTTTTGAATTTCTGCCATAATTTTATATTTATTGGTTTGACTTTTAGTTTATTACATCAGTAAAAATAGTTCAGAATGACAAGTTTTGCAAACAGAAACTTCGCCATTTTAAAGCCTTTTAATCACTGAAATAAATTCACGTTCAACAGTCTTTTCAAACGCATTCATCTTATCCATGCTAACACGTACAATACAATGTCCGTTAACTGTAAGATGGACATTGTACCATTCAAAATGACTACATATCTCATCCTTTTTCCTAAGCCCTTTTTTGTTGAACTTTATTTCATACACCCTTATGTTTGCAGTCATACTCTTCAAGCTGTTTTTTCAGTCTTTCAAGTTTCTTCTCTTTCATGAAGGAAAGTATATCATCAGATCTACGGAGCGCTTCCTGTGCACTCTTGTCTCCATGTGATGCCAGAACCTTCAATTGTTTGCGGTAATCATCATAATACAACCCAGATTCCTCCTGAACTCTTACCTTATGCTCATTGTACGATATTACGTCAGCCTTAGCGCATCTCTCACGATTGTATTGATTCAGCCATCCCATGATAACAGAGCCATCCAGACGATTATATATCTCTCCGTATCTACCCTTCATAGCATTTCGGAAAGCCAACTTCAAATCATCAATCTTGAAATACGGATATTCCTCGATAATTAAATCAGTTGTAATGGCTACCTGTGAATCATTCATTGTATTTGACGCATTGAAGAAATCCACAACCTCCGACAGCAATATCACAACAATTGCACGTGCATGATTTTCTCCGAATTCCATGGCAACTTTTACAAGTGCCGGCACTGATGATGCAAAAACATCATCGATACTCTTAGGTTTCAGAATCTGTAAGTATTGCTTCGGCGAGGCCTTTAAGACGGCTAACTGATTCCTTTCTGCCTCCTGCCGTATTGTTATTTCGTTTTTCGTCATAATTACCCTCCAATATCTTAGTGAAGTTTCCAGCCTTGAAAATCCAGTCAAAATCGCACTTCCAGTTTCTGTCGTTACACCCTAAAAGAAATGGACTGGCAGCCACCTTCTTCAATACGGTGAATACAGTTTCCTTGTCGTACTGGGCTATTCTTGCCTTGACAGCCTTGCGCCTTGCTTCGGTAATGTTCACGACCATTGACAATTTACCGTTGAAAGTAGTATTGAAGTATTCCTGCAATCTGACAAAATCAACATGCTCTATTTGCGGATGAGGATTCAAAGAAAGCTCGTCTTTCTTTGTATCTCCTGAAGGAGATATTTCTTTATTATTTTTTTTACTTTTCTTTTCTTTCCTTTCCTTTACTTTACTTTGTGTACTTCTGACATCAGAAACTTGGTTTTTGACGTCAGAAACTATTTTTCTGACATCAGAAACCATATATTCTTCAATGTACTCAATTTTTTCTCTCTTGTAAACCGCGGACTTGAATCGCTTCTGAATACCTAACGAGGTAAGTACATTATGCTTATTGTATATGTCCTGGTCAAAAAAATCAACTTGCAGAGCCTTCAATATAACTTCCTTTACAGCGCCCTCGGAAACCCCAACAGTGTCAGCAATAACAAAAGGCAAATCTTCATCCCACAAAATGTAATACCCTTTATCCTTGTAGATATTACACAGCAGGCAGATTAGTATGGAAGTAGCCTGTGAACCGCATGCCCTTGCAATCTTCCTGATTTTTATGTCTGAGAAAAAATCAACATCAAATGGGAAATAATCAATTCCCTGCTTGTTTGGTCTGGCCATAAGTACCTCCTACTTTCAGAACTCAATCGGAGTTACCTCATATTCGATACGTGGTTCCTTCTTGTCGATGAACTTCTGAATGTCTATTTGAACACAATATCTGTCATTATCAATCGTCTTGGTCTGCTGCAGGCAATCAAGAAGAATCTTAAGAGAATTGTCCAGATCCGGTCGGTTACTTGAATAATATATCTTTGCTTTCAGCTTGAAATATCCCTTTACCATCCTACCACGTTCCGGACACTGGATATAGAAATTCTTTTCATATTCAGTAAGAACCTTCTGTTTGGCCAGCTTTGCATGACCACCGACATTTACTATCTTATAACAGTTACTCTTACTTGGTATCTGTCCTCTTATCACATACATAAGCTATAGTATTACATTGGTTAATTGTTTTCCGTTTGTTTTTATCATCCATTTACCTTTTTCCGGCTGCTCAATCCTCAAATCCTCTACCTTACCGAATGTTTTAATGTTTCCACACAGGTCAACCACCCAACCTTCCTTCCCTGGGTATGGCCGGATAACACGACCTATCATCTGATAGTATAAAGCAAGTGACATCGTAGGCCGGCAAAGAACGATTGTATCCAACTCTGGGTAGTCAAATCCAGTAGTGAGGACACCGCAATTAGCGACAACCCTTATCTTTCCGGACTTGAAGTCTGACAAGATCCGTTCACGTTCTTTCTTAGGAGTCGTTCCACTGACCACTGCACTGTCTGGTATCTCATGGGTTAGCATTTCAGCCTCCTTTACAAACCTCGTGAACACCAGTATTCCACGTCTCGGTATTCCACTCTTAGGAGCCAGCAGCCTTCTTACCATGCTAATCAGATAGCCATACAGGTCAACACGTTCAAATTCCTTTGAAAGACTCGCTTCATCGAAGTCAGCACCAGTTGAATTCCTTCTGACATTCACAAGTTCTATTTTTGTCAAGTCGTAATACTTCAGTTTGGTAAGGAATCCTCTTGCAAGCAGTTCGCTCACTTGACAATAATAGATTACGTCCGAAAAAACTCTCGGTCTTGTACGCGTAAGGAATTTTAGCATCGAACCGTTCATCGTGCTGCACAATCTATAAGGAGTAGCAGTAAGTCCGATAATACGTCTCTCAGCAGCTGCGAAGAAATCAGCATACATTCCTTCTGTCGGGTTAACCAAATGGCATTCATCAATAAGAATATACCTGAAATGCTTGAAATCTTCCATGTGATTATATACGCTACCGATAGTGGCGAAGGTAATTCTGTTTATATCCTTTCTCTTGACAGAGGCAGAATAGCATCCGGCATCAAATATTCCGTATGTCTGCAACTTTGCGAAGTTCTGTTCCAGGATTTCCTTGTTAGGCTGGAACACCAGCAACGGTTCATTCAGCCTTGCTGCTATGTCAGCTATGATGAGGCTTTTTCCACTGTTATGATGAATGAAAAACTGACCATCACAATATAAATGGTTTCCATCTATGGTAAATCCGTAATATTCACCATTACCTATGTAATGAACGGAAAATCCTGTAACAAGAACACTCTTCTTTTGTAAGCGAGGTTTCCCTTTCCTGATTTTAACTTTTGTCGGGATAATATCAAGCTCTCCTGTTATCGTCATTCGGTAATATGTTTCACCGTTTACTATCTTAATTGATTTATCTCCGCAGTAAAAACCAAGCGAACGACAGAGGAATGCAATATCGTCAGCAAGCCTTTCGGATTTAGTGCAATATTCATACATGTTTCTATCCTTATCGTAGTAAGAATCTGTATCAAGCAACCCTGCAAGGAGTTCTAATCTGTCAGATTCGGAAGCTGTCTTGTAGTCCATCGGTATAAACTTAAAAGCAGACGTCAATCCTGATAGACCAAGACTTTCCAAAACCAATTTTATAGGATTGGGTGTCATCCTGCTCACTCTAATATTAGAAAAGCAATAAGACGACGCAAGGTTGTCAGGCTTTGTCGCTTTCCTTACCTTTACATTATGCTTTGCTGCAAATGAGTACAAATATTCCTCAACTTCCTTACGTTGTGACGTAATGCTTATTCCATTTGTCGAAGTGCCGTCACCAAGATACAATCCAAGAAAGTAAGGTTCAAAAACCTTTATTTCCTCATTCCCAAAATCTACGAATTTCACTCTTCTCAGTTTATGGAGATGTTTATAATTATTACTCTTCGTGATGTATTCTTCTACTGATATTTCGTCTATTCTTGACATACAAGAAGGATGATTCTTCCCTTCATTCGTTTTGTAAAGGGACAGTATATGACCTCCATTTACAATAAATGTCTTACCCTTTATTGGCTTAATCTCATAAAGTTTGTCAATACCTCTATGAAGCTCAAGCACAGTACGTTTTTTTCCGTCATCTCCTACAAGGCAATCTCCTACCTTTATGTCCTCAACATTCTTCATAGAACCGTCATACATAAGAATTTTAGTTCCTTTTGCATGACAGCCGGTGGGCAACACCATAAGATAGTTCTTTCCACCTTTCAACCTATAATGTGATATAGCTGCATTACTGGCATTCTGCTGGTAATCTCGTAATTGAAACTTCATATACTTAATATTCCTTTATGAACTTTTTCGTGACAGGAAGCACACAGAGTGACAAGGCAATCAAGGTACTCAAGTTCCTTTCCAACAATTGAAACACCATTTACCTTATATCTCTTGTGATGCACTTCCAAAGGATAGCGTGCTCCGCAAATCCTGCACTTATGCCCATCCCTTAACCTCACATTCCTTGCAACCTTTTCCCAATATGGATTGTTAAGAGAACGTGCATAATTGGACTTGCGGCCACGCTTATGCTGCAATCTACTCATCACCTACAGCGTCATTGAATTCTTCTTCACCCATAACTTCACCATCATTATCTGGAAGCATGTCATGTTCCTTGTCAAACTCTTCATCAGAAGGTTTCTCCGGAGCAGGGAAGTCAAGACCGAACAGCTCCATCATTGCTACACGGTTCTTATCTTCCTGAGCCCACAATGATGATTTGTCGTAGGATGGAATCTTTTCAGATTTGGCCAGTACGACCTTTCTGTTAAGAATTGAGTAATACAGAAAATATCCATTCAATGCAATGCGGAAAGTCTTTGTAGCCGGAAGTTGCTTTTCCTCCGTTCCTTCCTGTACTTTTGCAGCGTAATCCTTAATCTGCTTGCTCAATGAATTCAACCGTTCCTCCGCATCCGTCTTGATACGTTTGGCTTCCTCCTTAGCGTTCAACAAGGCATTCTCAGCTTCAGGAAGCTCCTGCTCTACAAGCTTGCAGTATTTCCCACGAAGGTCCGATTTCTCCACATCATCCATGTAACGCAGCGCCATCTCGTTCTCAGGGAACAAAGCATTGAAGTGTTCATTCACTGCCTTAAGGATGTCTTTCTCACTCTCAGCGTTCTCAAAATGCAGTTCCAATGGAAACTGTTCCCGAACTGCTTCCGGAAGAACAAATTTCAGTTCTTCCGGTTCGTAATCTTTAATTATTGCCATATTTAATATTTGTTTTCGTACTCGGCAGCAAACGCCGAATAATATTGGTCTGTAGGTAACGGTAGCTGTATTCCGTATTCAGTCATTATATCAGTCTTGACGGCATCCAGGAAATGTGACATCTCCATTGTACTAAGTCCCTTTGTGCCCCTTGCAAGTTCCGTCCTCTCACCTTTCGTGGTGATAACCATCTTCGTAAGGAATTTCTTACAATACAGGTCATGTATCGTTTCCACCCCTTCCTTTGTACTCCAGTACGCTTCACCGGTGAACTCACGTAAGGCACCACCCACGCACCTGAACCACATCCACATGAGCGCGTTCTGGTCAAGCGTCCTGGTCTTAGTCTTTCTCTTGATGGTAAGAGTATATTCACCATTACGGAGAAGGCTTAGCATGAAGTTGAAATCCTTGTCCATGGTGGCCTTACCGTCTTTCTTAATTATAGTAGCTTCCATAATCATAACGGTAAATCATCACTTGGAGTCTCTGATGGGAATGGAGCGTTCGAAGAATTATTCCGTGAACTACTATCCTGTGAACCACTCTTAGATGTTGAAAGAATCTCCATGTTATCTGCGAATATCTCTGTGATATATCTCTTCACCTTACTGTTATCCTCATAACTTCTGGATCTGATTTTACCTTCGATAAAAACCTTGTCTCCCTTGTGTAGATATTTACCTGCAACCTCAGCAAGCCCCTTCCATAGTACAATGTTGTGCCACTCTGTCCTGTCCGGTACCTGAGTACCATTCTGCAACGTGTATCCCTTTTCCGTCGTTGCCAGTGTGAACTGGCAGACTTTCGTCCCGGAATCAAGCGTTCTCACATCAGGTTCCTTCCCAAGATGACCGATTAACATAACCTTGTTAAGCATTTATATCCTCCTTTCTTAATGTAATTCTTATAGATGCTGCAGTTTCAGTCTCCTTGATGTACTGTTTGTACAGCTCAGGATGCTCAGATTGAAACCTCTTAGTGTCGAAAGATTTTTTGATTCCTGCAGGTGTTATGGTAGCTTTCAATACACCTGTGTCCCACGACTTGACATCGTGTTCAACCATTGCGCGTTTCAACGAATCCTTGAAACCGTCAATGAACGGCTGTATTCTCTCAACTTCCGCTACAGCTTCAAGATATTTGTTTATCACGTCCTTTGGCAATAGCTGTACTTCATCCTGCTTGTGTTCAAGTGCAGTTTCAGTATCAAGGTAACGTGTTCCTTCAATCTCACACTGCAACAGCCTTTTGACCTCCACGTCAGATTTCCGGACAAGTGGAATAAGCTCTGACTTTTCATTGTAAAGCCATACACCGTACAGTTTAGAAACCTTCAGCTCAGGATTCTGCTTTTCGAACAGGTACGCATATATTGACAACTGCCATTCGAGGTATTCAATATCCGGCTTATACGTTGTCTTGATGTCGGCAAGTGCTATAGTGCCATCCTTCTCCCAGACACAATCAATGTTTGAAGCGAAGTGCTCTTCATCTGATACAGTGTATTCATTGTCAAGTGCAGAATAACCGGCACCAGTACGTATCATAATATAACTGACTGCCTCCTGGCTTTCAGGCTCAAATCCCGTTACATCTGCGAACTGGCAGTCATGATGAACCTTTGTTCCCCTTTCTGCAGCCCTTTCTAAGACGAACTGAGGAACATCCTTATACTTATCCGGGAACAACTGTCTCTTAATCATTCCCGTTATTCCTGAAAGCTGCTTGTCGCCCAGGAAATAGGTGTGGTTCTCTTCATTGAAAACCACACCTGACTTAACTAACTCTATCATTTTGGAAATCTTTTACACATTGTTTGAATCTCATTCTTAAACTCAAGATTGTTTTGCATAGCAGCGTATTTTTTCCACACAGCATTAACTTCGGCTCGACTCTTACATACCTTTACTTCATCAATCGATTCCTTTAGCTGTTTACCAGAAAATACACTTGAATTTTGCTGAGTCTTTTCAGACTTCTTTTCCTTTGGTATAGGGAACTGGTATCTTATCACACCATTGTTGTCTACAATGATACATTTACTAACCTCTCTGTTCTCGTCATACTCAATCTCACTTACAGAGAACTTAGTATAAGTAGAACATTTTCCCGAAGTGCTCTTAAAGATTTCGTTTGGTTCAAGTTTTACCCAAATAAAAGGTGCCGAGTAAAGTTCTCGACCAATCCCCCAGTTGAATCCGGCACGCTTGAATGCATCGGAAGCCTGACCTTTCTCCTTTTCCGTATTGGATTCAGTTCCGACATCCTGCTTGCTCACCCATTCCTTTTTCTTTTCATCGTAGATTGATATGGTGCAGAATAGGTTTCCGTTCACAACTTCGTGGTCTCTCTTCCAGTTCATTGGTCCGAACACCTCATCAAGAAGTCTCATATCCACACGGGCATCCTTGTACAGCAACAATGTGCATCCTTTCTCATTGATTGTACCTATTCGGCATTCAATCTCGTTTGCTCTCAGGGTTCTTATGTTCACAATTTTGTCAGAAAGTGTCTGTTGCACTTCTTTTTCTTCCTGTTTTTCTTCCTGATTATCTTTTTCAGGAACGTCTGTTTTAGCTTTTCTTTCAGCCATAATTAAAATATTAATGGTTTGACTTTTAGTTCTTTACATCTGTAAAGGTAGTTCAGATAGTCAAGTTTTGCAATCCGAAACTTCGCCATTTTTACGCCTTAACCTTTGTTCTCATTATGATAAATAAAACCCTGGGGCGTATTCCCCAGGGCACATCACACACAATCAATCCTTTCCGATTTCGCGTTACCTTTCAGATAGAGTCAACGGCTAACCGATGCCGCGCGGATGAAACCCTGCGCTATCTTCGCCCTACTTTCGGATTCAATAACGGATTTCTTTCAAAGGTTTGTGGTACCGGCAGGATTCGAACCTGCAATGCTTGGCAATCTTCACGTCTTATGCGTAGAACAGTATGATTCGTTTTACATTGATGCCCTGTTTTCATAACATCATAACCAAGTCTACTAAGAGTTGTCAGCGTCTACCAATTCCGCCACGATACCATAGAGACCGAAGTTCCGACACGGTGCCATTGGCGTAACCCCGAATAGGCTTTCGGACTAAAATGACTATGAAAAACACACACCGGAACACGATGTAAATTGTGGGCACTACGGGAATCGAACCCGCATCTTCGACTAACAATAGAGATTTCTAACACTAACAAACAAACATGGAATGGAATTATGCCGATGTTCTACCATTAGACCAAGTGCCCAGAAAAAATAGTACGGACGACTTTCACAAGCCAGTCCGTACATCAAGAAATTAAAACGTAAACATTTATGTAGAAAATAACCACCTTCACAGGCTTTTAGACTTGTTCCTTTTTTTATGTCTCTTCTTGTACGAACAGTACCTTAACACATCAGCACCATTGCAGAACCATTTTCCGTTCTGACAATCTGCCTTCTTCTCAGCACGTATCTTACCGCTCTCAACAAGCTTTTCCAACCGGTTCTCGGAACCGACTATTCCTGATGCCTGAGACTTGCTGAACTTTATTCCTTCCATTGCAAGAAGTATGTTCTCAAGAATCATTCCTGCTGTATTATCTGACAATATTGTAGTCATAAACTTCCCATTTAATTCGAACACCATCAGCTAACACGTGTTACAATTATTACTCCCTTTTCACGATCTGAAATGCAAGTCCATTTCATACCATTACGTCTCTCCTTATCAAGACGGCAAGTTATCGTATTCATGACCGTAATCTTCTGGTCAATATTGAACACCTCATCACTGCCAACCTTCATGTTACGAAGGGTAGCAATAACAGGTTTTCTTTCAACTACTTTTTCCATATCTCCTTCCACGTTACAACATTCAATTTAAACGAACACACAACAAATATTACGCATACAAGCGTCCAGAATCCCTGCAACTTTCCCTGAGTAGAAAGTGCGCTGTACAACAAGCCCAAAGAGCAGGATGTTACGGCCAATGACAAGATAAACGGTGCCAGTATTTTAAAAGACAATATGGCAAACCAGATATATGACAAAATTCTCATAACAACTAAATTTTAATTCGCTCCGAGAGACGGATTCGAACCGCCACCTGCACCAAAAATCCTTATGCCCTCAGACTGGTGCCGTTCTGCCATTAAACAACCTCGGAATGTTCCCTCCGGAATTTTATAATCATGGAATTTCTCCGGAGGGATTTCTTAATTTTGTGTTGGAAATTCAAAAATTAAGATTTATGAAACATTTTATTGTAGTATCAGACACCAGCGGTAAATCGTGGTGCATTAACACTGACGCAATTATCAGCGTAGAAGATTTAAGAGGTCAAACCGCTTTTTATCTCAAAGAAGGCAAAGCACCAATTATCACTAACCTGAAGTTTGAGTCTGTTGTTGCGTTGCTTGACGCTCGTTAAAAATCCGTATATTGCGGTAAATAGGAATGGATAGAAACCTTATTATAAGTGTCGTTCTGTCTGTTCCTATACAGTCCTTCAAAACCTTGTCTCCACACTTTATATCGCCGACAACCTTATCGACGATATATTCTTTCTCAATAATCGCTTTCATTTTCAAGTGAGTTAATCAGGGCTGGAGAAGGGAGTCGAACCCCTACATCAACGATAATCATTATTGCATTCATCTATTTTTTATAACCCAGTGTTGCGCTCTACCGTTAAGCTACTCCAGCTATATCATATCGTAAAACCTATTACAATAGGCCGAATTGCTACAATTCTACACTCTGTCGGACCGCCCGTTATCAACGGTGAATTACTATACCATTCCGGTATGTCCGTCAGCCAAAAGATTTCAAGGAACTCTTCTCTATTGTTCCCGGATAGGCGGTCAGGCCACACCGGGATGTGATTTGTCAATCACCGAAAACACTAATTCTCATCTCTTCCTTTGAACTAAATAGTTCTTTCTCGGAATAGGATGCAAATGCTTCACTGGAGCATTCCTTTTCTTTTGGAACCAACATGTAATAGTAGTTCTTCTGTACTCCATCGGAATCCACACTGATGTTGATACCCTTGATTGTTTTCTCTTCAGCCTTCATTCCTATAAGTGTCCAGACTTTCTGTCCTGGCTGATACTTGGTTGGTTTAATTTCCATAATGGTTTTGACTTTTAGTGAGGTTTTTATTACGCAAATTTGTATCTCAAATAATCGGCTTCACTTGCAAAGCCGGGGTCAACGCTGCTGAAATCATCATCATTTTCAATGTTGCTTTCAGCAACTTTGAGTTCATCTTCAAGAAAACTTATGAAATCTTCCTTGCTGTCGTCTGTATTGAAGTAAGATTGCATCTCTGCTTCTGTCATAGACTTGGCTTTTTCGATGTCAGCTTTAAGACTTTCAGCTTCATTTTCGTAGAAAAATTCATCAGTTTTCATTTTCAATTATTCGTTTTAATTTCTATTTTTGTATGTGTGATTGATTGTATTGCAAATATATCGCAATATTGCGATATATAAAAATGTTTTCTTATAAAAATATCGCAATATAGCTATTTTTAACGTTTATGTAGGATATATGGATAAGCAGGAAATTAATAATGGACTTATTGAACGTTTAGAACAACTAATGGAATACAAGTCTTTAAATCAACGTTCCTTATCTAAAGAAATTGGATTTAGTTATTCAACGCTCAATAAATATTGTAATAAAAAAAGTAACACTATTGATTTTGAATTAATCTATAGACTTGCATCGCATTTTAGCGATATTGATACTAATTGGTTAATACAAGGTACAGGAGAAATGCTGCTGACATCTGAACAGCCAACTGCTTCAAACGAAAACGACAGATTAAGCAAGCTGATTGACACAATAGCCTTCCAGCAGGACACAATCAACAACCTTCAAAGAAAAATCAAGGAACTGGAAGCTGAACTGATAATAGCTAATAATGAACGTAAGATAGGATAAAC